TATAACATCTGATCTAATTCAGGGTCAAATTCTTCCATTACATCAAGAACCATAAAGTTCATATAATCTTTTACCCTTTGAGCTTGGGCTTCGACTTCTTTACTCGCTTCACCGATGAGCCTCGTTTGGACTGGACCACTCGGGGGGAGGAGTTCTTTGTACGCTTGACTTTGGAACTGCGTCGCACTTTCTGCGAGGAGGGGGTGGTAGACACCTGACGCCCCCCTGAACGGTTCGCTTCTTTCGTCAGTATTTGTTCCGAGGAGATCGAGTCCTTCGATGTAGCTTTCAAGCCACTCTGCCCTTGACTCGAGGTCGTCTTTGTAAGCAGCGAGCAGTTCATTCGTAAGTTCTCCAAGCTGACTATCTTCCATATTTTCTGCCAAGTTTGCACTAAAATCGTCTTCAGATTCATTTTCTTCCTCCTCATAATTAACAACAGCACTACCATCGTCTAGTAGAACGGTGTTTGATGGGTCAAAAGTTACTTCCTCGTCAACAGGAGTCACTTCTATTTCTACAGTTTCTTCTTCTAAGATTGGAACTACTTTTTCAACTGCCATAATAAATCCTTAATAATAAACAAAACTTTTTGCTTCGTAACCTAGAGGTTCATCTTCATAATCGGCTGGATGTTTTAAAAAACCGCCCTGCCTAAATCGTAACAAAGCCTGAGTAGTGGAATCAACCAAATCATCATGCTCACCATTAGGGAATTCCGTAAGCTCATCGACCAATTCTTCTGCCCATCTCGTTTCTGGCACCCACACCATTCCAGATTCGAATAAGGGTGCCACAGCATTAGCCCTAACAATTTTATCTTGCCCCCTGTTTGGCGAATAATTTTGCACAGGTATGCCCATTTTGCGTAATTCTTGCGTTAATGGTAATCCTGACGCTTTGGCTTCTATTATAACCACATCTGGATCCCAATGTATATAGTTTTCGTACGCAACTTCCTTTAATTCAGGAAAATCGTACCGATCTTTAATAGAATCGAGCAAAATTATGTTAGGTTCACCCCCCTCATCCTTATAAAACACACCCCAAGTCGTAATCGCACTATAATCTGCACGTTCTGACTTCAAAAAAGCAGTATCATAACTTTGAATTATATAATCAGCAATAGGTGGCTCACTTTTTTCCCAAATTTGTATCCATTCTTTCTTAATTATTGCACCTTCTCCACCTGTAGGCTCTTGCATCCACTGTGCAGCCCATTTTCCATGAGGTAAAGACGCTCTAATTCCCTCTAATTCTTCTAATTTCCAAAACTCTGGCCAAACTGGCTTACCAGAAGGCATTATTGCAGGGAATTCTATTAATTCCCATTTATCAGATTTGACATCTGCCATCTGTGCTTTCAATAATTGACCAGTTAAATCCTTTTTTGACCACCTAGTCATCACTAAAATGATTGTTCCTCCAGGTTGAAGTCTTTGTCTTGGACCAGAAGTATACCATTCGTAAGCCATGTCCATAGCCGTTTCACTTAATGCGTCTTGTTCCGAGTGGGGGTCGTCAATTATTAAAATATCAGCACCACGACCAGTAATAGCACCTCCAACACCAGAAGCGAAGTACTCTCCACTCTCGGTTGTCTCCCATCTTCCTGCCGCTTTAGAATCTGCTCGTAAAGATACATTTGGAAATATTTCTTTATACTCTCTAGTATCAACTAAATCCCTAACTTTTCTACCAAACCTTACGGCTAGTTCTCCAGTGTGTGTTGCTTGTATTATTTTTAAATCGGGCTTAATACCTAATAACCATGACGGTAACATATAACTAGACATTTCTGATTTCGAATGTCGAGGAGCCATGTTTATTATAACTCGTCTTAATTCACCTCTGGCTATTTTGTTAAATTGTTCACACATAACTCGATGGTGTGCACCCTCAATGAACGATGGCCACATAGTCCTAACAAAACTTAGAAAGTCTGAACGGCACGCTTCTTGTTTTTCACGTCGTTGTAATTCGTCGGTAATTAAATTTAATTCTAATAACTCGTCTCGTTTTAACGTAGTTAAATCTACACTGCCAATAAAGGATTGAACATCTTCTATTGAATTAAGATCCATAGTTATTACCCTGTGCTAAAAGGAAATTCAACCCTTGCTCCTATTTCTTCTTTAAACGGATTAAACCTTGTATTTAAATTTACAGGAAAATCTTTCGAGCCTATATTATACCCTTGAGGAGAAAATAATTGCTCTATAAAATTTGAGTTTTGCGTCGGATTAAAAGATAAATTATTTGTATTAGCTTCCGCTAATGTCCTATTTTGTGGTAACGAACCAATCCCCGCTTCCCTTGACTGTCTTTGCATTTCTATATCTTGATTAAGACTTGACGCAGGGGTTAATGGATTATTATAAAAATTTGTTGTCGTATTACCAAACATATCAAAAGTTCTTGTATCAGGGTTGCCGACAGTTTGCGGCATCGCTGCTGCAGCAATCTTATCTTTCGATTCGCCTGTAATCGAATTTACTATTTGAGAAAATATATTTGGATCTTTATCTTGTTCTTTTGCTTTTTGCTCTGCTTCGATAAATCTAGGATCACCAACAGGAAGCCCATCTGGATTTGTTAACATACCTTTTATCGCCATCAGGGGACCAGGAAGACTGGTCATCAGATTAGAAAATACTCCAGTCGAAGGAAGTTCTTTTACCTCCCCTAAAGTTGTTGGCTGTCCAATATAAAAATCTCCAGGTTTGAATTTTCCAGGATCTAAATTTTGTCTATACCTTAAATTGTTTACCGAATTTAAATCGCCTTGGTTCATTAAATTATCATAACGAACATCAAAACCAAACTTCCTGCCTAATTGCGACATGAAACTTTCAGGAAATGGATTAGTCGAAGTTGCACCTCTCGATGCATCGTATAAATTTTGACCTGTTACACCGTAGTCAGCTCCACCACCACCGATCATACTTATATCGGTTTTATAATTTTGACGACCACCTTGTTGTTGTAATGCCTCTGCTGCACCAGCACTTAAAATATCGTTACTTGAATTATTAGAATCGTTAGAACCATCGAAAGCTGAATAATCAGCACCTCCACCAAAACTTCCCATTGTTTCAGAATCATCTGTAAAAAAAGCTGGGATTCCTGCAATAGTTGGACTGCCTGATCCACCACGGTCTTTTAATAACTGAGCTTCTTGAGGATTTATATACGCAAGCATATGGGGCTGTCCATTTATCTCCGTGTTTCTTGGAACAGAATTACTTGGGATAGATGCTAATCCACCAATATTCATGCGTCACCCTCCATGGTTATTTCACATATATACTATTTTTAAAAAAATTAAAAGGGGTAAGAAGGTTCCTGACTCTTTTTTACTATAGTAAGGGGTGGGGGTTAAAAAATTGTCAATCCTAAAAAATGAGTGATATTATTCGAGACAGCTGCACTTTAGTGCTAAAAAAAGGTGGTCGTTTCTGCTATATCGGTGGTGGGGGTCTCGTCTAGTCGGTTTAGAATAGGGGGTCATAAAAACTTTTAGCAGTCAGTCAGTCTTACGCCCGATAGGGCGAGTGAAGCCCGTAGGGCGGGATAGTTAACTTGTTAACTAATGCGTACTAGTGTACTAGTACATGAATATTTTAGCATAAAAAAAGCCCCCAGCTTTTTAGCTAGGGGCTAGGTAGAGCTAGGCGTTAGCCTTAACTAGGTAGGGGTTAGCCCCTTGGTAGGCTTTACCCTCACCCATTAACCTTTGACGGTAGAAAGCCCATATACGGTCTTTAGATTGAGTACTACTAAAAGGGGTATTATCTAGCTCTTTTAGTATATCTAATTTAGTAGCCGTACCGCCTAGATTATCTAGGGCTAATAAAAGACAATGAGCTTGAGGCGGTAAAGGGTTAGTAGTTAATACCTCTAGTACGTTAGGGGCTAAGCTAACTTTTATATTAGCTGAGCTACCCTTACTAGGGGCGGGAATACCCATACGGTTAACCGTATTAGGGTTAGTAGTAGGGGTATCTGCTTTACCGTTATTAGTAGGTACGGCTACCTTTGATTTAGTATTAGTCATAATGACCTCTTTCTTTCTTTCTAGTTATAGGGGCTAGACCACCTAGCCCCCTTACTAATTATATTAAGCATTTTTTTACTATAGTAAAGTAAAAAAACGAAAATAATTAAAAAAAGTTAAATTATTTAATTAACTTGTTAACTATCTATTTTCGCTATTTCCTGGTCTAGAGTCAGTCAGTCAGACAATCCATACCAGTCATACAGTCATACATACATACTCTATGTATGTGAGCCAAGATTATGATGATGATGAACAGGGCTATGATGAAATGCTATGATGAAGGCAGTCAGTCA